AAATATATATATACTATTACTAATTTTAATGAATATATTAAATATTTAATATATGATTTTAATAGTATTATTTATGATAATTTATCTAATAGCGATTTAAATACATTAGATGTATATAAAAACAGTCTTATAAATGTTAAATCGATTAGTTTTGATAATGAAAGAGATATTAATGATTATATAATAGACTATAAAAATTATATTATATATTATAAATCTACTATAAATGATTTAAATGAATTATCAATATTATATCAACCAAATTATGTAACAATTCCACAATATCATGGAATTTGTTGGTTTATTGCTATGATAACAGGTATAGCATATAGTGATAATAATAGAATATTACTATGTGAAAAAATATATAAAAAAGATGACATATTTCAAACAAATTATTTTGCAAATTTAATACAATATATTATTGTTAATATAACAAATCAAAAAAAAATATATCAATATACAGATAATACTATTTTATCATCTACTCTAATTAAAAATATAGATAATTCATATTGTAATTTATTTGAAAACCTAAAAAGATTACCTATTAATACATTATATAAATTATTGCATAATAAATATGAAGATGCTACTGTAAAAGATAATCTCACAATTGTTATCAAAAAAAGAATTGAAGATATAATAACTAGAACAAGTGGATCAGAACAATCTATAATAATTAATCAAAAAAAAATAAATACATATAATGATATTATAGATGATCCATTAATACATTTTATATATTATAATATATTGGGTAAAAAAGAAATAACTATAAATAAAGCTGATAATTTAACTGCAATAGTAGATAATATTGTTAGTTCAGAACCAAAAGTCTATTATGAATTAGGATTAATAAATAAACATAATTATATTTTAAAACAGTTATATGATTTTTTAAAAATTACTAATTTATATGTTAGAGATATAAATGACAATTATTATACATTAAAAACAGATGTATTTCCGTGTGATCCACAAATTATTATTATAGATAAATATATTATTAGTGGTGAAAATATAGATGATAAATATACAATAAATAATGAATTTAATATTGATAAAAAAACACCTATGGAAATCCAATTTAAAGGTAATAACTATAAATTGGATTATATGATACATTTAAGTAATGGAAAAAAATCTCATGCGATTGTTGGAATTATTTATGATGGAATACAATATATATATGATTCTAAAAATATAATATATAGAAAAACATGTCCTGATAAAAATAAATATTTAATACCGTGTTCATTAGTAAAACATAATTGGGTTGATGATTTATTTACTTCAAAATGTATAAATATAAATAATTGCGGTATTTTACATATTGAAAATGAAATTCCTAATTCACATATTAAAACATTAAATGAAAAACTATGTTATAATTATGATAGTGACTATATGCTTGTATATGTTAAAGTTGGTGATGGAATTGCTGGAGGTAATAATAATAAATATGTATCTATTCATAAAAAAATAAATTTTATATATAAAAATAAAAAATATACACGAAATATATATATTAAAAACAATAAGAAATATATATTATTTAATAAGAAATATATATTATTATCAAAAATCAAATTAGCGAGCAATTCTCATTAATTCAGCCATATTTGCATAAAATATAATTTGATCTTTTTTAGTTAAATCTTTCTTTTTTAGTATTAATTCATTATCTTTTATTAATTTATTAAAATTTGAATTAATATTTGGTATATTTTTCATATTTTTATTAAATATATTAATTATATCTATTAATATTTTCTTACAATTTTTAATTACACATTTATCATATTTATATAATAAATTATTTTTACCTAATTCAGTTAATACTTTTATTTTTTGTTGTCTATCTTTTATTAATTCTGCGTTTTTATATTTAATAACTAATTCTTTATCTGCTAATAATTTTTTCTTCTTTTCTAAACAATTTTTTCTACTACATTCCATTAATGAAAATACTATTTTCATCATTTCATTAATTTCTTTAGGAAATTCTTTATTCATCTATTTATATTATAATTAAAAAAAATGATTTAAGGAGTTAATAATAATTCTTATATCAATTCCTTAAATGGATGATAATAAAATTATAATTAAATTAAGCGAACACATTAAATTAGATAATATTAGTATTAAAGATAATCATATAGTGTTAAAAAGCAATATTAAGCATTATAATAATATTTATATAATTGATATTGATAGTAATGATAATATTATATTAAAAATTGATAAATATGCAAAAATTGAAAAAGAACATGATGATCATAAATCATATAATTATAAAGATTTTTTAAAGAATGAAATTCTTAAATATGATTTTACAGATTCAAAAATAATTGAAAATTCAATTACTACTTATAATGATATTATAATATCAAATAATAAAAATTATAGTTCAATACTTAAAGATATTTATTTATCTATGCCTATAGATAAAATACCATTAAAAACTACATTTATTACATTAGGTAATGTTAAAGGAAAAGGAACATATATTCCTAATTTAAATATGACAATTCGAGGTAGTAATGCTAATATAACAATAAAAGAAATTATTAATTTGATTGAAATTAATAATTATAAAATAAATATAAAAATAAAATTATCTACTGGTGATGAAATTATATTAAAATAATCGTATTTTTATTATTTCAATAATATTATGATTTGTCGATAAATATTAATTTTTATTCTCCAAATAATTCTTCCAAATAATCATAATCTGGATTTTTAAATACTCTTGAAGGTTTCATAACTTCTTTAATTAAATCTTCATATATATCTAAATTATTTTCTTTCATTTTCTCATAATCTAATTCAAATATTGCTGGATTTGCTGATAAATAATACCAATCAATCTTATCCTGATTTTTTTCAAGAAGATGAATAGCATTTTTATTTTTCGACAATAAACTCCAATTAATTTTATTTAGATTTCGTTCAACAAGATGAATAGCGTATTTATTATTTGATAATGAAAACCAATTAATTTTATCAGTATTTTTTTCAAGAAGATGAATAGCATTTTTATTTCTTGATAAATCATACCAGTCTATTTTATTGGGATTCCGTTCAAGAAGATGAATAGCATTTTTATTTAATGATAAATATTTCCAAATAATTTTATCAAGATATTCTTCAATTAATTTAATAGCATTCTTATTTTCTGGTAAATTATACCAATCTATTTTTTCAGGATTTTTTTCCAGAATATGAATAGCGTTTTTATTATATGATAAATACTCCCAATCTATTTTTTCAGGATTTTTTTCAAGAATATGAATAGCATTCTTGTTTCTTGATAAAAAATCCCAATCTATTTTTTCAGGATTTTTTTCAAGAATATGAATAGCATTCTTGTTTCTTGATAAATTCTCCCAATCTATTTTATCAGGATTTTTTTCCAGAATATGAATAGCATTTTTATTTAAGGATAATACATACCAATTAATTTTTTCCATATTTTCTTCAAGCAATTCTATAGCTTTTGGATTAGGATTTAATGATAACATATCCCAATCAAGTTTTTCAATATCGATCCAATCTCTCAATTTCCAAATAGGTCTATTTAAACTCATGTTTTTGTAATTACATCAATAACTTATAAAAATAAATCATTTTTTTTATTAGTAAGATTTATATATTATTTCACAATCATCCCAACCATAATTAAATAATTTTTTCGATATATCTTTATCTAAATAAAAATAATCTTTATAATCAAATATTCTATTTGCCATATTTTTATGTATATATATTGTCCTTTCGCATTTATCAACACAATCAAAATGATGTAAGTTTTTAAATATACCACCATCAATATAATTATTATTCTTATATTTCTTTGAAAAAGTATTACCACTAATATATGGAATATATGAACTACATATACAATAATCTAATAACTCCTCTAAACTTTTGAATTTACTTATTTTTTCATTAATAATTTTTAATTTATTAATTCGTGATACAACAATAGATATTGGAATATTATCAATATCAACATTTTTATAATTATTCATTATATTATATTTAATAATTTGCTGAAACTCTTCAAGATTTCTATTTATTTTTATATTATATTTATCATTACCTATTAACTTATCCCATATTAAATCATGATTACTTAAATCATTTTCTAAACGATATATAACAGAAGCAAATGAACCACCTGAAATACCTGTTAAATGATAATCATTAATATTTAAATTCTTCTTAATATATCCAAGAGCACCAATAGTATATGGAATTAATAATCCAGTAGTTCCAATATTTATATTTATTAAACAAAATGATTTTATAATTTCATTTAAAAATATAAATAAATATAAAATCTTCATTCTTATTTCTATATATAAAGAGATAATATCAATTTTTATATTGAGAACCAAAAATTATAATAAGTCATATAAATATTAGTTTTTATCAAAAAATATTAAATATATTTCATTTTGATATTTATTAACAATAGTTATTAAAACATTTTTTGATTTATTATATTTTTCATATTGTGGAGTACCTGCATGATATACATCTGTAAAAAATACACGGTTTTTATCATCTATTTTTTTTTTAATAAGAATATGCGGTGATTTAGCAGTATATGTTAATTTATTATGTTGTTCATAACTATTAAATAAAGATTTCAAACCTTTCTTTTTTAAAATTTTATTAAATATAATATCATTATATACATCTCTTGATTTATTATTAACTTTAACTAATTCATCCATTTCGTCAATATCATCTATTACTATTACATTAAACTCTGTATTATTATCAATATTATTTAAATTATAATCAACATTATTATCAATAATATTATTAATATCATTATAATTAGTATTTCTATCGTTTATATTTTTCTTTTTATTATTATTTTCATATAATAAATAATTATGGTCTTGTTTAATTTTTTCAATATATTTTTTAATTATTTCAATATTCGTAAATATTGTAAGTTCTTTATTTGTGTTATCAAAATATCCACAACCTCTTCCTGCTAAACCTTGAATAATTGTCATTTCACTTTGATCTGTAGCTTTTCGTTCATAAAGAATACCTAAATAAGTTTTATTAATTGTATATGAACATCTAACTTTTTCTTTTAATAATATAATCGTATGTCTTTTTCTAGGTTTAATATCTAAATATAATTCATTTAAATCATCATTAATAGATAATTTTTCGGTATCAGTAATGCAAAAGTTTTTAATATAAAATCTATCATTTTTAAATACAGCATTAATATTATCCAATATTAATTTATTATCTCTTTTACTGGTATTAATTCGTATTAAATGATATTTATAATTATTGAAAGTATATTTATTTTCTATATAATATCTTATTTCTCTAACATTATTAATATCTGTTAATAAATTATATTCTAATATTTGCCCGTTTTTTAATAATTTTTCAATACCTATATAATTTTCAGGAGATTTAACAATAAACACTTTTCTATTATTTTCATTCCATTTATATAATTCTGTTAATGTCGCATCTGGTGTTGCAGATACCTGAATAAACTTTATATTTCTTTCATTTAAATTATTTATATTTAATAATCCACATTCTTTAAATATCTTACCCATATTATTTTTTAATTCACTTGCAATATGCACTTCATCTAATATTAATAATAAATTATTTTTAGTTTTTAAAACTTCTTGAAATTTATGCATCGTATTTCTATGAAAAATATTAGGTCTTATCATATCTATAAATCTATTTTGAGTTTGTTTTACCCATTCTGTAGATGATAAACCTGTAAGTATTAATATATTTAATGGATCTATATTATTTTCCTCTACAAATATTCTCGTTAATGCTTGAATAATTCCTGTTTTCCCCATTTGTGTTTCTGCAACCATTAATAAATTTAATAATTCACTATTTGATATAAAAAATTATATATTTCTCTTGCTTTTTCAAATTGATATGGTGTAATAAATTTTCCATTAGCATTTTTTAATTCATTCTCATTTTTATCAAAATTATGTATATAAATATTTCTATTTGTTATAGATGATAATTCATCATTCGTATTATCCATATTAAAATATATATAATATTAATTTCCTTATATATTTAACAAAATACTCAAATATTAGATGGATGATATTTTAGGTTTATCATTTATTAATTCTAATACAGATAATAATATAACTTCATAATTAATATATTTAAAGATTAAAAAAATAAATCTTTATATCAATTTTTATAAATGACAAAAATATTGAATATTTTCGCCATTTATTTTTTTGCTGTTTTTATTTATATATGATGATGGATGAAATATCGGTGATATTTTTTCTTGCGTATTTCAATCTCTGCTTGAATTAGTTTTTCCATTTTAGAAACATATGGAATTTTTCTCTTATAACGTTTCTCAATCTCGCATACAATCATCATTTCAAGTTTTGAAACCATAATTTTTGACGAATAGTCTTTTCTCTAATTCGTAATAATTACTTTCATTTATATACTCAATTTTTATATTTTTTCTTAAAAATTAATACAAATTAATTTTACTAATGTAATCAATTAAATAATCAAGTTTATTTTCTATTATTTTAATTCTATCATCTAAATCAATTAGTTTTTTTATTTCTGGTTTTATTTTCATTTCTACATTCTTATTTTTAATATTATTTATATATTTATTTAATATTTCTTTTTCTATATTATATTCATTTGATATATTATCGATATTTATATCATCCTTATATTTTGGATATATTATATGTGATATTACTCGTGATTTTATACCTATAATTGTTCTTTTATGTTCTAATGCTATTTCTTCATAATTTTTCTTATCATTAATTTCTTCAGTTAATTTTTCATCCTCTTCATCCGTCCATTTACATCCTACTCTTGCTGTTTCTTCATTTTCTCTTGATTTATTCATAATTATTATTTAAAGATATTTATAAGATTTCTTTAAATAATAAAAAAATGATATAATAATATTCATAATATATTTATTAATAATTATGGATTTAAAGAAATTAAAAGAAGAAGAATTAATTAATTTATGTAAAGAAAGTGGAATCGAATATATAAATAAAAAACTAATAAAAACTTTGGAAAAACAGCATTAATTAACCGTCTTAAAGATAGTTATATGATAAACCCACCCATAATTCAAGATATTAAAGATATTGAAAATATAAATAAAATCATATGGAAATTAACTGATGAAGATAAAAAAGATAATGATGATTATAAAGATATTGAAAATAAATTAATTAATTGTATTAAATCATGTCATAATTTCTTATATTCTAATGGTTCTATTGTTGGATTAAAGGCAAGTAATGATATTATTAAAATTATTATATTACGCTTATTAAATATTATTTATCCAAATATTAAAAATGATATTATTAATATTATTTCTGTCTTTAATTGATGTTGTTATACCTATTTTATATACATTATTAGATTTATACCAATCATTATTACGAATATATATATATCCAGTAATCATTATTATAATGACAAAATATATTTGTCATTTTTTATATATTAATTATTTATAAATGTTTTTCAACGCTGCTATAAATATCATATCCAAACTCATTAAGAAATAATGCGTATTTTTTAATATTATCTTCATATTCTATATTGCATTTAATATAATGCATGATATCAACTAATTCTAATTCATAATATTCTAGAAGAAGATCAATCGGGTCTTTAATCCTAGATGACATATAACGATTAAACTCTTTCTCAAACTTTCTTATTTTCTTTGAACTACTTACACGTATTGGCTTTCTTGCTTTAAGTGGATTTTTTCTCCACTGCAAAAGTTCAGTAAGTTCGTAATAATTTGTGAATCGAAGATGCTTCCAGTATTTTTGCGTGCTAATACTATAATAATTATACTCGTTAATATCAACTTTTGATGTATTTTCTGTGCAAAGTAGTGAAAGAATATATATCTGAAATAGTTTATGATTTGAAACAAGCATTTCAGTATTTAATACTACAATACGACCATTAAGATTAATTCTAAACATATCATCATATTGAACGAAAATGATTTTAACAGGTATAATATTGAAATGATTGAAGAAACAACTGATTGAAATCATGTTTTCAATAATATATATTTTTAACTAGTTTTTCATTTTTTAATATTATTATTGAAAATCAATACAAAAAAATATTATTCAAAGAATAATAATTTTAATAATATTTTACGAAGTGTAAGTATTAAATCATTTATTATTGTCATATCTTGGTCTCCATTTATAATATCATTATAAATAACTTGAATATTATATTTATAATCATCATATAAATCTTTTGATACATATTTATAAATAGATGTATTATAATATGTTATTTTTTTATAAAATCTATGTATATTATCACTATTGATATAATTACATATAATATTATTTAAATTATATGCTAATTGTTGTTTTGCATTCATTTATATTATTTAATATATAAATAATATCATTTTTTTTATAATATTACTATTTAATAGATAATTATGGTTAATAGAGGACGACCTAAAGGAGGATGTAAGGATTGTGGAAAAACTTTAACTGGAGGAACTAATAATATACATTTATTTTTAGATAATCGTTTTTCAACACAAGAAAATAAAGACCCTGAATATAAGGAAATTGGAATTATACATACATGTGAATCAGCGGCAATTAATATTTTACGCGAAACTGTAACTAATTTTATGAATGCATTTGGAAAAACAGGATTTGATAATACTATATTTGATATAGCAAGAAATAAATGTTTAGATAGTATGAAAAATAAATTAGATACTGATACAAATAAACATTTATATAAAATTGCTAATATTCGTTTTGAAGCAATTACTGTAGATCCATCGTTAATAACTATGAATGCATATGGAACATTATTAAAAAAACAAGAATAATAATAAAAAAATGATAATAAAATTAAAATTAAAGTTAAAATACATATAATGGTTTCATCGTTTGATGAGAATTATTTAATTAATATAACTATTGATAATTATAATAATAATCTTAATTATAAACAATTATTAGTATTATCAATATGTGAAATTGTTGCTAATAATACAATAGGACAAAATCAAGAAATAATTCTTCATTATTCAGGTGATATATATGACGCTATTAGTATTTATACATCTCATTTTAAAAAAATATATAATTTTCTACAAGATAAAGAAACATTTTATAAAGATATGGCATATATATCTTTATATAAATATTTAAATGAACGCGTTGAAGAAATAATAGATAATGATTTATCTGAATGTGATACTGAATATGTTGAAGAAGTTGATTAATTATAAATTATTAATAATTTTTTCAATAATTATTATAAAATCTTTTTTGATATTTTCATAATTATCTTCATTACCATATGCATATTCATCTATGATATTATATAATTCATCCCTATAATTTTCGTATAAATCTTCATTTATTATATATTTCCTTATATCATTATTATATTTAAGGAGATTGCGATATATGGAAATTAAATCGAATGAATTATAATTATTATAAATAGTAATTAAATTTAACTTTAAAATATTTTTATGTGAAATAGATGACATATATATTTCATATCAATAAATAAAATCAATTTTTATTTTTTTAAAGAGAAAAAAATATTTTAATATATTCTTTAATATTATTTCTACAACCCATACATTTTTTTAGATTATTATTAAAATTATAACTTTGCATTACACATTCATTACAACATGTATGACCACATGGAATTGCACACATATTAATTTCATTTTCAAAACATATAGGACATATATTCTTATTTATTTTCTCGGTATTTATAATCTCATTTGTTGTTTTTATAAATAAGTTTCTATATGCTAATAATTTTAATTCTTTATCATTTATTTCATCATGTAATTTTATTTTTAATGGATTATAATAATTATTAATCCATTTATCATAATAATTTTTTATTAATTCTATATATTTAATTATATATTCATTTAATTCTATAGCATCATCATTATCATTAGTTTCTTTATGCAATTTTATCATCGCATTTTGATGATTTAAATAAATATTACATTTATAATTAAATGTTTCTTCTTTATATTTCTCTAATTCTTTTAATTTAATCTTTTTTATATTTAAAGTATCTTTTATATCTTTATAATCTTTTAATAGTTTATTAGCATTTATTTCATTTATTTCATTTATTTCATTTATTTCATTTATTTCATTTATTTCATTTATTTCAAATGCTTCATTTATAGACGAATAATTCATTATTATTATGATATATATAAATAAATAAGAATAATGAATTTATCCATACGTTTTAAAAATAAGGAATTATTAAATAGCGATGAAATTAAATTATCAGCATTGTCAATAATTATTATAAATGATTTAGCATTTAATATTATTATATATATATGGTATATATTATATTCATTAGGTATTATAACTAGTTTTAATCCATTCTTTGCATTATCAATAACATTAATACAAAATATAATTGTATATTTTTATTTAATAAAAAAAGGTTTACCTAGAGATAATTTAATTAAATATACTATAGTTTTAGTTATACTGAAAATACTTCCATTAATATCTTTAAGAAATAACATACGTATTAATTATATAGATGTTTATATAACATTCTATATTTATATTATATATATATTACTATTAATAATAATTAATCATTTATTATTAAAAAAAAATATAGATATTATTAAAATATTCTTATCAGATTTTTATAATGAAAAATATGATAAACATATATATAATAAAATATATGATGTTGTTTATGAAGATATGATTAAACAAATTATATAATAATTTATATTTTTATGAATTATCTGCTATATTTATTAGTTCATCAATTATTATTTTAAGAGTTTTTAAACAATTTATAGTTGCATCATTTGTATATATATCATTATTACCAAATATAATTTCATATTCAATATCTTCAATAATATTTATCCATTCTTTATATAAATCATCTGATAAATGTTTACGAATACTTATTTTTAATGGTGATATTTTTCTATATAAACTAATAATATTAATATCTGTATTATAATAAATATCATATATAATACTTAATTCATTCACTAATGTTTGAATATCCATTTTATTTAATAGATATTATTATATATTTATTCTAATTATTCATTTTTTCAAAGGACAAAAATATTTGCCCTTTTATATTCATTTATTATTTAATCATCTTCGGGAAGTTTATGGAGTTCTCCAATAATTTCATCTAGAACTAATAAACAATCCTTAATAACTAAATCGGTGAATTCATCATTATCTCCATATATTGCTTCATTATTCAAAGTATCTAATTCAATTTTCCATCTCCTTATTAAATCTATATCTTTGATATATTTATCTATGAAATCGTTATAGGAATATAAGTTTCTATAAAGGTTCATAATATAAACTTCATATGCATTATCATAAATATCATTCAATTCGTCAATGATAGTTTTAACGACCATTATGGTGTAATTATTATAATTAATCCCAATAATCATTTTTTATAAATATTACAATTATTTTTATTCATTTTCATTTTCATCATATTCTGGTTTAAATCCAATATCAATATTATCATTTATTTTACTTAAAACCTTAGGATCTATTTCATCATTATATATTTCTTTATAATTTTGAATATTATTATCATCAATTGGTGGAGATGATGGGACTGTTAATATATTTAATAAAAACATAGGACATAATGAAGATAATGAAGATAATGATAATGAAGATGTAAATATATAGAAACTAAATATCGTAGATACAATATATATTATAAAGAATAATAATATATTTTTTGTAGATAATATAGATGTATTATTATCATCAATTACTTTATTTTCATTTTCATTTTTATTATAAATAAATAAAAATATTATAATAGATATGATTAATGAAATAATATAATATTCCATATATTTCTTATTTTAATATAAATGAAAATATAAGTATCTTATACGCACTTACTCATATAAATATAAAATAATTAAATAAATAAATATGAAATTAGAATTAAAAAAGTTTGATCCATCAACTATTAAAAGTGATTCTGTTATCGTATTTATAGGTAAAAGAAATACGGGAAAATCATATTGTATGAAAGATATTTTAAGTTATCATAAAGATTTACCGGTTGGAGTTGTTATTAGTCCTACAGAAACAGCTAATAATTTTTTTGAAACTTTTATTCCAAATATGCTTATTTATGAAGAATATGAACCAGTAATTGTTAAAAAATTTCTAGAAAGACAGATATCTATTAATAAACAAAAAGCATTACAAGAAAAAAAATATAATTCTTCCGATATCGATAATAGAGCATTTTTAATATTAGATGATTGTTTATATGATAAGACTTGGCCGACTGATAAAAATATTAGAAGTATATTTATGAATGGAAGACATTATAAAATATTCTTTCTTATAACTATGCAATATTGTATGGGATTACCACCTGTATTAAGAGCAAATATTGATTATGTATTTATATTTAAAAATAATATTATTAAAGAAAGAGAAAAAATATATAATCATTATGCTGGTGTTTTTAATGATTTTTCAACATTCTGCGCGGTTATGGATAGTTGCACCGAAAATTATGAATGTGTTGTTATAGATAATAAAATACAAAGTAATCGTTTAGAAGATCAGGTGAAATGGTATAAAGCAAAAGAAGCAGATTTTAAAATGTGTACGCCTGAACTATGGAATTTATGCGCATTAGAAAAAGAAAGAAAATCAAATACCTTAGCATATGAAAATGAGGATGATGAAGAACCATATGATCCTAGTGTATTTGCCAAAAATAAAAATAAAAAATTACCTACATTAAATATAAAAAAGAAAATCTAAATTGCTTCACAATCTACTCTAATTGGATTTATTTTTATTATATTATCATTTTCAATTAATGTTGATAATATACTACTATCTAATCTACCATTATATGCGTTTTCTTTCATCGGTTGTTTTGTTATACTACATTCATCTATCGGTATCGGTAATCCTTCATATACTGTTCCCATAGTTCCTATTCTTTCACTTTCCTCTAAATCTATTTGACGTTTATTAACTACCATATTAACTTCTTCTTTTGGTAATCCAACAAATTTACCACCCGCATTTGGTGTATATCCCGCTTTCATTAACATCATTTCACGCGTTCCATCTATTTCAGCATTATAATCAGCATCTCTATCCGTAGGAACAAATGATGTTTTACTTCCAGCAATACCATAATTTTCAGTTAATGAATGTTGTCTTTGTGTATTTTTTGCATTTTCCTCTTTTATTAAATATCCTCCAAATAATCCATTTAATAATCCTCCTAAAAATCCATATTGTGATCCTCCTAATCCTATAGTTGTTTCTTTTAATGTTGTTTTTGCTACTATTGATGGATCATATACATAAGTACTATAATATGTAGTATTATTTATATTTCTTATACTATCTTGTGCTGGTAATGTTTCTCTTATTGTTGTTCTAGATTTATTACCACTATTAGCATATCCTATTTGTTTTCCTTCCATATATCCACCATTACCTTCATGTATTGTAGTTTCCTTAACAGTTGTTTTTGTAGTATCATATAAAGCACTATATGTTTCATCAGCACCTGTTAAATTTCCATTATTTCCTTCATGTATTGTAGTTTCTTTAACTGTAGTTTTAGCATCATCATATAAAGCACTATAAGTTTCATCGGCACCTGTTAAAACTCCATTATTTCCTTCATGTATTGTAGTTTCCTTAACAGTAGTTTTAGCATCATCATATAAAGCACTATAAGTTTCATCGGCACCTGTTAAAACTCCATTATTTCCCTCATGTATTGTAGTTTCCTTAACGGTTGTTTTCATAGAATGAGTAATTGGATCATATAATGTTGCTTTTTCAGGTATTTGAGGAATAGCATTTCCATTTATTCTAGGATTATCAATAAAATATTCTTTAGTAGTTATTTTAATAACATCAGTAATTGGAGAAATCATAGCTTTTATTATACTTGAAAAATTAGCAACTGGTGTTTCAATTTGAGTATAATTTCTTTCATTATCATATACAATTATTGTATTTTTTCCATAATCATCATTTTTTGAAATATATTCGTCTTGATATTTTAGTGTTCCATAATAATCAACATGCATATCTGTTCTTGTTGATGTATCAGTAAGATTTTCAATAGGTCTTTCAGCTTCTTTTTTTATTACTGATTGACCTTTAAACCAATTTTCTTCAGTATATGCAAATGTTGTATCTGGTCTATTTTTTTCCATAGGCATAAAAACACCTCGTTGTTCCACATTATTTTTAGGTTTCATAGGTAAATTATATGTAGAAGAACGTTGATCGTTTAATGGTCTTAATTCTTCTCTACTTTTAGGAATAATATAATTGCGTGTATCATTCTGTTGAAATCCACCAGACGCATCGCTAGTATATCCTTTATTCAATCCAGGACCAACACGAACACTTTGAATAGGTATAAAATTATTTTGAACTTTACTAACTTCAGTTCTAGATAATAAAAACTCACTATTATCTTTATTATTATTGATATTTGCTACAGGTGTAAAAAAATTATCAATTTCTTGTTTTTTTACAATAATATCATTATTATATCCCATATTTTTATTTAATCTTCCATCAAAAATATCAACATTTTGAGTAACGCCTTTTCTTAAAAATGGTTGCATATTCCCATGTTTAAAATCTTTAATATTTATATTATTACCTGATAAACTTTTAATAACATTATTATTCATATCATCACTATTAATATAATGAGGAATTACACCGGTACTAAAAGGCATTTGAGCTTTTTTATAAAAATCATCACTTAAAGATTGTTCATAACTTCTAGTTTTTTTATAAAAATCAGAATCATATATATTATTCATAGAAGGTAATTCATTTGATATTAAATTCTTCATTTTCTCTAAATCAATAATGGATAATAATTTAATTATTTTTTATGTATAGATAAATCCATATTCTTGTCTATTCATAAATATATCATCACCTTCCCCGTCTTCCTCGTATACCATATATTCTTCTTCACCATCTATTTCTTCATCATCATCATTTTTATCTTTATTTACTTCAGGTTTTATATTATCATCATCATTATCATCATTATTATCATCATTATTATCATCATTAAATTTTAATCCATATTTCTTTAATTCTTTCTCTGTATCTTTCTCTTCTCTTGTTTTTTTATTCATTTTTGCTAAAATATCAAACTTATTTTTTTCACGAATAATATTTATAAAATCTATTTGCTCTTTTGTATCAAACATTTGTGTATTTTTTAATAATCCAACTATTGTATTTGTAATATCTTTTAATATATTTTGATATAATTCTTTACTAATATCTATAATTGGTTTAAATTGTTTATTCATAACTGATTCAATAGATGAAGGTAATGACATAATGCGAATAATTGCTATTCTTCGTATAATTATAATATCATCATAATTATCATCAGTAATAATAGAGTTTAATTTATCTAATTCATTTAATGTATTTTTAATAATTATTATAAAATCATTTGCATCTTTATTTAAATGTTTAAATAATAATTTAGATATTGTTAATCCTATTTGTTTATAATTATCAAAATAATAATTAGATTTATTTAATAAACTTTTTAAATCTTTATTATTAAAATATGAGATATATAAATCTTTATAATTTTCACCAGTTTTATATACAGATTTTATTAAACTTTCTAATATCTCTTTTGTAAATATTGTTTTAATATCTGTATCTATTATATTATCTATCCATTTATTTATTGTAATATCTATTATTGGATATGTAATATTATTACTTATAGGTGAAAAATATTCAATAGTTTTTTTTTCTTGTTTTTTTGTTATATAAAATCTCTTATATCTAGGTTCATTAAATACACGTTTACCTGTTAATTTTTCCTTCGCTTTTTTTAAATCTTTTCTTTCAGTTCGTAAATATAAATCAGCAGTAAAATTTTCATCAATTTTCTCTAAACAACAACCTTGCAAATATTTATGTATTTTTATAAACTTTATTGAAGGCATATATATAAGAGCGTCAATATATGCTTTAAAAAACTTATCATTTTTATAATCTCTAGCATCTAGAAAACTTTTTAATGTATCATAATATTCTCTTCCTTTATTTATCTTATCTGGTTTTGCAATATTTTTTTGCATAATTGTTATATCATCCATATAATCATTTTTAATAATATTTATTATTATTTCTTTATGATCTGTATCATCTGGAATTATATTCCCATATTCATCTTTATATTCAATATTATAAACCTCTTTAAATACACATATTAAATAATATAAAATCCCATTTTTTGCTTTTATATCAAACGGAGCACCATAATTATCCCATAAATGACTACATTCTTGTGAACAATTATTATAATTAAATACAAAATCATTATCAAAAACTGCTTTTTGAATATTTATAATCCATAATGAAATAATATTATAAATAACATCCATAAAATTATCAAAATATTCCTGTATTGCTTGAATAACTTTATTATTTTCATTTGGATTTAATAAAATTGATTTCCATGATTTCTTATTAATAATCATAATATCATTATCATCCATATCAGGATTATATTTCTTTAATATAGTAGTTTTTGAATCATATAAACGATATTTATTAAATAGTTTTTCAACTATATTATCATAATTTATTGGTAATTTTCCTAATGCTTGCATTTTTAATAAAAATGGTAAAACTAATTTTAATAATTCTAAAAATCCAGTTTCTTGTTTATAATAATAATTATTATAATATTTATTGAAATCATTCTCATCCAATAATTTCATTTCATCATTTCCATAATCATTCATATCATCATTTGCACCATAATCCTCATTCGTAAAATCACCAATAATTTTTTTCGGCACACCCTCATATTTAGATTCATCATTTCCAATTTCTAATTCATGTTCATCACTCGCAAATGAAAATCTTATTTTATAAATATCTACAAACACATATTTTAATAATTCAAATTTAGTTTCTAATTCATCTAATTGTATTATTATATCCTTCTTATTATTTTTTGTGAATTGATTTAAAGAAAATAAAGCATTATCTATACTAATATTTTTCCTTAAATTAATTAAATTATTAATAACTTCATCATAATTTTCATTATTAATATTATCAACTATAGAAACTAAATCTTTTGTTATTGCTAATGGTGTTGTTGCTGTTTTTTCATTACGTATTGTTTCAATCTGTTTATTAATAGTATCTACTGAATTTATAGTAATATCTATTAATTTTCTAATTTCTTTTAAAACATTAAAAAAAGTATATCTTGGATTATTTAATTCTATTGCTTTTATTTGTATTGATTTATAAGTTATTTTTTCTATTTTTTCATTATTATTTAATTTTTCTAAATGTTTTTTTATTATTTCTAAGTTTTCAGATGATATATTATCAAAACTATAATTATATTTTTGTAATAAATTATGAATTGTTATATAATTATAATTATCAGTATCTATTTTATCAATCGGTAAAGGTATTTTATAATCCTTTATTAATTCATCAGTTTCTTTATAATTATCGCTTGTTTTTAATTCTAGTTTTTCACCTGTTTTATTTAAATGCGATATTATTTTATCTGTTAAATAATCATTTGATATAATAGTAGGACTATAAAAATATACTCCCATTACTGGGATATTAGTATTATCATCTTTAAATACTATAAAATTATTATCTTTTGAAAGTTCAATAACCGTTTTTTGCTGTGCTGTAAATCTTATTTTTGTATTATTTGTATCATAATCTAATGGAAACCATAATTTATTTTTTGAAGCTAATGCTAATGATGGATTTAATTTATCATATTTCTTAAGTTCAATTATAAACTCTTCAATCGATGCATCTTCAAAATTACCACGTGTAGTTTCATCTGCAACTATTATAAAATTATCGACATTTTGTTTTTTATTAACAATTTCATAAAATAATTGTAAAAAGTTTTCAGTTTTTGTTTTTGATTTAACAAAATTAAATAATTCATTATATATCTCATCTCGAGAAAAAGCAATAAAATTAGGATTATGTTTTATAATTTCTTCCATTGATATAATTTCTAAATAATCAATTTCTGGTAATTCTTCATCTATATAAATAATATCCTCGTCTTTTGACATTTCTATTAATATTTAAAGATATTTAATAAATATATATATATATATTTATGGATTATATTTTCTTTTATTTCAGTTGAATTATATAATATTACCTGTTAAAGATAATTTATTTTATGAATATGAATACACATTCTCATGTATACTAATAATACTCTTTATTTGAAATAATATTTATTTACGTATTTTTATATTTCAAAACACCTACTTATGTATCTTCTTTGGACATACTTTTATTTTGGTATTTCACTAATTCTATAGAAATTTATTAGTGAATTTATAATGTTTATTTACTATTTTTTATTAATTAATAAAAAAATGAAATATTTATTTCTTGAAGTATTACATTCAAGATGAGTGAAATTGATAAAGAACATATAATAATATTATTTAATACATACGTTAAAGGTGTTGAAATATGTTTAGAAGGTCAAAATATAAACCATTGTGGAAAAGAAGGATATTGGTTAGAAACAAAAATGGGTATAAAACATAACGCAAAAAATGCACCTGACATTAATGGTTATGAAATGAAAAAATCTTCAAGTAAAATCACACTTGGGGATTTTAGTGCAAGTGAATATGCGTTTTCAGGAAAAAATAAAAGAAACAACATTAATACTCTAAACAATTGGACTGATGAATTAAAATTAAGCAGAAGCGATTTTATTAAGACATTTGGAAATCCAAATCCAAGTAAGAAAAACAGGTATTCATGGTCTGGAAGTTGTGTTCCAACTTACAATAATTGGAACTCTAATGGACAGATATTAACAATAAATGAAAATAATGATATAATCATTTATTATTCATTTTCAAAAGATACAAGAAGTGTAAAAATAGATTTTCCATTATTCTTACAAAACGATAATATAGTAATTGCTTTATGGAAATCATCAAAAATGAAATCACATATTGACAATAAATTTAATAAAAAAGGGTTCTTTATATGTAAAAAAATAGACAATACATATGAAAAGATATGTTTCGGCAAAACATTTAACTTTGAGTATTTTATTGAATATATCAAAAATAAAAAAATTATATTTGATAGTGGAATGTATGATGGAAATAATCGTAATTATTCTCAATTTAGAGGATCATGTTTTTGGAATGAATTAATTACTGAAGAGTATTAATTATATATTTACCAAGATAATAGGCAAACTTACAAGCAACAGCATTACCAATTTGCATAATAATATCTTTATTTGAACCTTCTATAATGTAATTATCAGGGAAACTTTGTATTCTTTTTAGTTCTGTAATTGTCAATCTTCTAATTTCTTTTTCATTATATTTAACCAACGCATCATAACCATCTTTCCAATATCTGGCAGGAATTGTATATGATGGTTTGTCAAAGTCTAACATTTGAGCCCCAAATCCAAACCCTTTTTCTTTGTTTACACTTTTTTTATTTTCTATTCCTGCTAATGCTTTTTCACTCAAATAGTATTTTTTATCAATCTCTTCTTTTGGAATTAATATATTTTTAACAGGTATTCTATGTTGGACCGATTTTATAATGGGTTCTGGCTCTTTTGGTAAAATATTTAGGTCCTTTCTAATCCCTATAATTATAACACGTCTTCTATTTTGTGGAACTTCAAAATCACTTGCATATAATTTATTAATTATGCAATTATAATTTCTATTTAATTGCTCCATTATAATGTCAATAACATTTTCACCATTTGTTGTTTTTTTTGAAAGCATACCTATTACATTTTCCATAATAAATGCTTTGGGTTTGAAATAATCAAGATATTTCACATATTCCATAAATAAAGCATTTCTTGGATCATTTTTATCTCTTTTTCCAGCAATACTAAAACTTTGACATGGTGGTCCTCCAACCAAAATATCTACATTTATATTTTCTTTATTGTATAATTCATTAAACTTTTCAGGAGGCAATTGTGTTAAGTCAGCACAATATGCTTTGTGATGATAATTTTTATTATAACTTTCAATCGCTTTATCCCAAATATCTATTCCAGCAATTACATTCAATCCCGCATCAGTTAAACCTTTTGACATACCGCCGCAACCACAAAATAGGTCGATTACATTTAATGTTTTTGTATCAATCTCAATAATTTGTGTATTTTGTGGCACTATTTCTTCATTTAATAAAATTATATTAGGTTCTTCAATAACTTTGTTTTTGCCATTAATTAATTCTATTAATTGTGATTTATTTTTTGAACTACACTTTGTAATACCCAATTCTTTACACTTTTCCAATAATTTTAATTTATTCATTTTTAATATATCCATTTGTAATATTGTTTTTCTGTATTATTTGAAATCATTTTTTTGTTTAATTTAATCAATTTTTCTTGAACTGTATTATCTATTAATGTTATAATGCTATCCGCTTGTATTTCACAAGGGTTTTTACGAGTTAAATGTTTATTGTAGTGTGATTTTTGAGAAAAGGTCTTAGCATATTTTATATTGTTCATAATTAAATATTGACGTTTGAAATAATATTTAAAGAATTAAATAATAATATTAAATAATAATGAAACTTTTATATTTATTATTCATATTTATTTCATCATTAACATATTCATCGCCATTTACATTACATATTAATAAAAATTATGCTCATATTGCTGGTAATATATTAAACTTAAATAATATGATTAAAAATAATAAAGAATTATTTAAGTCAATTAATTACTATTCTAATAATAGTAGCATTTGTTATATATACGATCATAAAAATAATTATAAATATATGTTAAAAGATAAATATAATTATTTAATTTCATTTGATATTTATAAATATAAATATTTAATTACTTTAAAATCAAAACCAATTTCCTATAATTATACTGAAATTGATATTGATATTAGACAAAATAGAAATATAAAATATAATAATACAGCACTTAATTTTAATCATTATAAAAGAATTGATAATATCATTTATAAATATATATATAATAATATTATTTTAAAAAATAATGAAAATAAATATGATATGTCAATTGATTTATTTAAGTTTTTTAATAAGTATTAAGTGGTTGTTTACAAGAGAGTATATATTTAGGTTCACCATATGGATAACCAGGTGAATAATTTTTATTATTTTTGTTTAAATTCTGCCATTGATTTAATTTCTCAATATCAACAACACTTAAATTATTTTTAGGATAAAATATTTCTTGATCCTGTGGAACTTCTATTAATGGAATATGATTATCTTTTGCAACCATTCTATAATTAATACCTATTCTATCAAACTTTTCTAATGCTGTATCCTGTGGATCCCAAAATAATGGATCATAACGATTTATTCCAGTCTCTTTTAATGTGCATGGAGGATTTGATAAACGACATGATTCAGTAGGAATAGAACATTTGCGAGTATCTCCATTATATTTTGTTTTACATCCAGTAGATATATAACTATTAGGCGAATAAGCATTTTTATTACATTTAGAATTTTTATAATTTAATCCATATAACTCACTAGAATCATCAATTGCATTTTTCATAGTGCATGTATTCTGTCCGTATTCTTGAAATCTTATGAATGGATCGTCAGGAATTAATGGACCACATTCACTACAATCATTATAAGGTGTATTTAATTGATATATACCAGGATATATAGATCGTGTTAATTGTTCTTGATAACTATTAGTATCATATTTTAATCTTGTATCATTCATATTTCTATTATTAACAATTATTTATTTTTAATGGTGGTGGTACCGGTATTGAACGATACATTATTGATTGACAACTTGGTAAATGTTGCATTTCTTTATTTATAGGTTCTGTTTTATCATTCGTAATTATTCCATTATCACTAGGTGTATAATAATAACTAGGACATTTTGAAATTATACGTGTTTGACCTCGTAATTCACTATCTAAATCTACTAAATTACCTTTAATATGTGAAACTGATGTTCCGCCTACAAATCCTAATTGATGCATACATTTATTATTATGTTCATATCTATATGGAGATAATATATATCCTAACGTATCAACACTTGATTTTAAATCTACTTTATAAGAACAATTATCATATTTAGTTCTATTAAAACTCATTATTATTCTATTATTATTAAATAATATATTATTTAACATTTTTTATTAAAATTCAATCGATTTATATATGAACGTGTATCTTCACCGCCATTCGTCCATATTGGAACTATATGTTCTGGATTTTGTATATCTTTTAAACAATCTACTAATGGTATTGGTTGTTTAATTTGTTGTTCCATAATTGACTTCTTACATGATGAATATGATTTTCCATCTGCTGAATAACCGAATGAAGAATCACTACCTGATAATAAATCTAATTCAGCATTAATATCACCTGTTGAACCTTTCATACTAGGACAAGCATTAAATATTCGTCTAAATAATTGTAATTTACATCTATCTCTTGTTAATCTTTCTTTATTATTTATTAAACTGCTATAATTATCTATTAAACACGATTCAGCAACCCCATATCCTGGTCTTCCTCTTAAATTAACATGGTCGTACATAAACTCAGGAAGTCTTACATTAGGTGCCTCACAATCAATAAATTGGGTTGAATATGTCATATAAGTATTAATTTTATTATTCCCATAATTTTTCGCTTCTTCCCAACACGAATCAGAACATATATTATTTTGCTTATCAAAAAAGGTTGTCATTATATTAATCTAATATTATAATATATTATTATAACACTGAACCCCGTTATTTTCTTTACATGTTTTACCTCTATAATATAACCAATTTTCATATGATTTTCTATCATTTGGTATAGTTGTTGAAGGCATCGTATAAAATTGTCTTGCTGAAAATTCACGTTCATAAATATCATTTATATCTTTATAAACATTTTGTTGAAAATAATTATTTATATTATCATTTATTGTATCTTTATCTATAGGACATGATTTAATATTATTATTATTATTTGTATAATCAATAATACTCGGATTCATAAACGGATTTTCAATCGTAGGAATAACACATAATTTATTATCTACAATACTTAAATTTCTATTCTTTAATGTTTCATTTGTATCTATTATAACTTTATCATTATACAAATATATATAATATAAAAATATTATTATTATTATACCAAATAATATAAATGCAATATTTCTTGTAATTAATGATAATATTAAACTAATAAATATAATTATATTAGTTATAGCAAGTATTTTATCCTTGAAACTCATATTTATTAATGGAATAAAATTAATCATTCGTATATTCTACTGATAAATATGAAAAGAAAAATAATTAAATATTTATTTTTTTTGTCTTAATTGCTGTTTTTTCATTAAACTACGAAATGCAGCATCATTAACTCCTGAACGTTGTTTTTTTCCACCACTACCCATTCCACCAGCGCCATTCATCATTTTCATCATATTCATCATCGCGCCCATATCAAAACCACTATTATTATTACCAGCATCTCGCATATCACCATTACCAAATAATCCAGGTAGAATAGATGCAAATTTCATAGCATCTTGCATAATAGCTTCTTGTGATAATTCACCGCTTGAGATTTTATTCGACATCTTTTGACTTACATTCGTAAATAATTCACCAAATCCACTATCTGGTTTTGCTATAGCTTTGAATATATCACCTTCATCATTTATTGATTGTTTAATCTTTGATAAATCTACATCATCAATTATTTCTTTAGCAATTTTTCCAATTGTTGTATCTTTTAAACTATCCATTCCAGAAAACGTAGGATTTGATTTAATATTATCTACTTTTAATGCATTTAATCTTATTAATACTTTTTTAATATTTTCATTTTCTACAATAATTTCAACATTATCATCTACACTTTGTAGTATTTTTAATATATTTGTAATTTCATTTTCATTTAATTCATGTTTATATATATATAATACGCAAATATAATGATGACATAGAAAATTATCACGTAATACCTTAATAATATCTTTAATAGATATATTTTTATAAATCTCTACCGAATTATAATTATCATCCTTTAACCATTCATCCGTTTTATCATTATCTAAATCAACAAATGTTTGCCAATAATTATCTGATATTTGTTCATTAAAATATTCAACATATTCCTTTGATGTTTTATCATATGTGCGATAATTCTCTGCAACACTTTTTAATATTTTTCTCGCTGTCTCACTCTTCGACTTATGTTTTTTTGCTATAGTCTTTAATTTCTTTAAAAGATCTATATAATACTGATTAAATATATATGTAGTAGTTAATTCACTTGCCATTCTATGTTTTATTTAAATTAAATATCCTTAAATATATTTTCTCTTTGTTTTTGTAATTCATCAATAGAGGGAAGTGTTTTTTGTATTTTAGAACTTTCTAAATTATTTTTATCATTTAATGTATTTATAGGTCGAGTAATACCATTATCTTCGATAACTCCCCAATTATATAATTTATCCTTATTTAGATTCATAGAATTTATATTATCATCCGTAATATCACTATATTTATCTGCTAATACACTACCTAATGTAAATGCTTCAGGTTCAATATTTTCATGGTCTGTTTTATTTAAAGGAATTGGAGAAATAATAGATGAGTTTGTTTCTGTTTTTTCACGAGTGCTATTATTAGAAAATAAATATCCTCTATTGGGTAATAATAAATAATCAAATACTGCTTTACCATATATTATTTCTTTAGAAGGCATAAACATTAATGCAGGAACTGCTTTAATTTTGTGTTTAATTTTATTAATAATACTATCAATACATACTAATTTAATAGTTTTTTTTGTATCATGTCGTTTTATAGTATCTAATAATATAGAACAATGTTGACAACTATCACTATAAAAAAATATCATTTATTAAAATAATAATAAATTAATATAATAAAAAATGACATAAAATTAATATTATTTATTTTAAATAAGTATGTTTAATAATTATCTATATGACCCAATTTCACAAAAACATTCATTCGATATTAAAGATATGGATTTATCAATTGCTAATAGTATTAGACGAATTATTTTAACAGAAATACCAGTTGTTGGATTTTATGGCGAAGATGAACCAACTATTGATATTATTGAAAATACAGGACCACTTCATAATGAATTTATGAAACATCGAATTGGTCTAATTCCTATTTGTGTTAGTGAAAAAATTACAGATATTTATGAAGATAATGATTATAAATTTTCATTAAATATTCATAATACTTCTACTAATACTATAAATGTAACTACTGCTGATTTTACTGGAAAATATAAAAATAAGGATTTAACACAAAAAGAATTAAATGATTTATTTCCTAAAAATAATATTACTAAACAAAATGTTCTTATTACACGTTTAAGAAGTTATGAAAAATTAGAATTAGAAGCAAATGCTATTAAAAAAACAGCAAAAACGAATGCTTCATTTTCACCAGTATCTCTTTCAAATTTCTATTTCATAGAAAATAAAAAAGAAGCGGATAAAGCAGATAATATACTTGATAAACAAAGATCATTTGTTAAAAATGAATATGGCGATCCTACACTTCTTAAATTTGAAATTGAATCTGTTAATAATTTATCATATAATTATTTATTTTCTAAAGCAATTGATATTCTTATCGATAAATTAAAACTTCTTATATCAAATATTGATAATAAATCTATAATTATTGAACCTGTTCCTAATAACCCTTATTCATTTAATTTTCACGTTGAAAATGAAGATGATACATTAGGTAATGTTATTCAATCACTTATGCATAATAAATATATTCGCCAAAATAAAAAACATAAAGGTATTATTTGCAATTATGTTGGATATATTTGCCCTCATCCCTTAAAACAACTAATGATATTAAGATTAACATTAGATACACAAACTGAAAGTGATATATTCTATCAATTTTTAACAGATAATTTATATGATATTATTAGAGAATTAGAAACTATTAAAACTGAATGGGTTAAATTCAATCAAAAGAAAAAATAAATATATTACATATATACATGTGTTCTATAAAAACATCTATATTTAGCATTTACACCCTTAAATAAATCATATATAATTTGATGAATATTATATAATGAAGTAATAACAATTGTTCTTGTCTTTTTATCATCATAATCGTCATCAGTCCATTTATGTAAATTAAACGGACATAATCCTTTTGTTATCATATTTTGAATATTATTAGTGATTGTTTCAGTAGTTTCATCCACAGGTAGTTCAATTGTATATTCAAAAAAATTCATTATTATAATTTAATATCTATAATTCTTTAAGTAATTTATTATATAAATTATATTCAATTTCTGAATGTGCTAATTTTTCATCAGTATCGAATATATAACTATTCATATCATAATTATATTTAAATATTGGATCAAATGTCATATAATTTTTATCATTACTATCACAATTTAATTTATTATTTTCATCTAATGATTGTTGATTAATAACACCGATTATTTTACAAAATATAATATTATTGTATATACCATTTGTTGTTGTAATAACTTTAATATGTCTCGCTAATGGTTTATTTTTTCTATATATTAATAATTCAATATCTAATAATATAACATCTGGATTTGTTTTATTTGTCTTATATCTTTTAAATACACTTTTAATAATTTTAAATTTATTATTACTATTATTAGGTAAATCAAAATCAGATAATTCTATTATTGTTTTAAAATATTGTATAAAATCAGTATAATATTTATTATATTTATCTAGTTTATTAATCCATTTATTACTCCATTCAATTCCTTCTATTATTTTTATTAATTTTATATTATCTATTTTTAATATTTTATTAAACTTCTCATTTAATTCATCATTCCCATAATCATATAAATTATTTTTATTATTTTTAAGTTTAATATCATATGGTAATTGTGATTTTATCTCATTTCTCTCCCATGAATATTCATTCGTATTAGTATAATTTTTATTACTTATGAACTTTTCAATATTAATATTAATTATATAATAAAATAATATTACAATTATTATAATTATTATTATTTTATATAACATCTATAATATAAATTATATTTAATTTATAGAGATTGCTATGTTGTTTATAAGTATATTATTATATATATTAATATTATTATTAATATTTTTATTTAAACCATCTATTATGTTTGATTTACACGGTAATATTAAAAATTACAATTCTAAATCTTTATTGACTTTAGATATTATATATCCAATTATTGCATTATTATCATATTATTTTATACTTGTTATAAAAATAATTCTTATTTCATAATTATTATGGATTTTGTTAAAAAATGGATTATTGATAGTTATAGTAATAAATATTTATCATATAATTCCTGTCTATTTATTACCGGTAATTCAGGTATTGGTAAATCATATTCTATATCTAAATTATCCAATGATCTCGACCTATTCATTATTAATATTAATAGTTATAATTGTTCTTCTTCTAAACAATTAAATGATTTATTATATAAAGCATTTGTTTCATCTCTTTTACAATCTTTAACTAATAACACACAAAAAAAAATTATTATTATTGATGAATTTGAAACATTATTATCATTTGATAGTACTATAAATATACATTTATTACATTTCTTAAATACATCACATAAACATATTCCAATTATATGTTTATGTTCTAATGATATTATAAAAAAAATAGGTGAAATTAAAAAGAAATGTTTAATATATGAATTACCAACATTAACAGATATTGAAATACATAATATTTTATTATCTTATAATCCATCTATTTTATTTAAAGAAAGTACAGAAATAATTAAAAAATCTAATTATAATATTAAAAAATGTATTCAAATTATTTCAAATACTTATTATAATAATAATGATGATATATTCGATATTACAGAATTATATTCTAATAATTTTAATAGAAATAATTTTAAACAAATATTAATAAAAGAACAATGGATTATTCCATTAAAATTTCACGAAAATTTAATTATCGAATTAAATAATCGCTTAGCTATTAAATCTATTAAACATACTTTTTATAAAAATTTTATTTATAATTTTTGCTATTTTGATATTATGATGATGAAAAATAATGAAATCGCAATAGATTATTTTATTAGTATAATTTATCAATTATTTACATTAAAACATAAAAAAAATAGATCTCATAATCTAGATAATTTTACAAAAATATTAAGTTATCTATCTTTACAGAAAAAAAACAATAAAATAATTTATAAATTAAATATACCAAATAATCATTTTAATGGTAATTATCATATTTCTATAATAAATAGAAAATTTATTTATTAATAATAGATAAAGTAATATATATTATGAATACTAATACTACGAGTAATTCCCTATTTGATGTTTTAAATAAAAATACTAGTGATATATCTAGTAAAGTTTATACAAATATTGCTGATAATACATCAAGTGCAATTAATAATATTCGCAATTTTTATGATAAATCTTTAAATAATAATACCCTATTTATAGGTTTATTTATTGTTATATTAATAGCAATTATTATTGCTTATATTCTTTATACATATATTGGTAATTTATTATTCTCTAAAGTAAGAAATGTTGTTCATGATACTAGAATACCAATCGTTGGAACTAAATTAAATAAATTCGAAGCTATAATAGATACTACTGGTAATGGTGGACGTCGCACTTATACATTCTGGATTTATATTAATGATATGAATACTTATAGAGGTCAATATAAACATGTTGCAGCTTTAAGTCATACTGGAGAAAAATTTGATCCTGTTAATTGTTCCCCTCATATATTTTTAGATAAAGAAGATAATAAATTATATATACGTTTTAGTGATAAAAATAAAGATAAAAAATTTAATTCTAATGATGATACAATTAAATCTTATTTAGAAACTGGTATAATTATCCCATATATTCCTTTACAACGATGGGTGCATATTTCGGTCGTATGTAATACAAATTCATTTAATTCATATATATATACTTATGTAGATGGTGATTTAGTTAAATCATTAAATAATGGAGAAAAAGAAGAATTTAAAGGTCAACAAATTACAACTAATTATAACAATATTGATTTAAATACTAGTGGATTTTTATATACTGGTAACACCGAAGGTTATGAAGGAATTAGTGGAACCGGATTTTCTGGATTAATTTCTAAATTTACAAGTTTTAACTATGAATTAAATCAAGTGGATATATATAATGATTATAATACTGGACCTATTGATAGTATATTTGCTAAAATAGGTTTAGGATTATATGGTGTTCGCAACCCAATATATAAAATATAATATATATTTAAATTAGATATGTTAAATACGATTATACAAATAATATTATCTTTTTTTTTAATTGCTATAATGGCTTTAATAAGTTATTCAATATATAATAAAGAAATTCTTAAAGGTATTAAAGTAAGTAATACTACGAAAAAAGTTGTTAAAGTTTTCGATGGTATTTTTTCATTCGGTTCTGATATTATTGAACAAGAAACATATAATAAAAGTCATCCTACTTATTTAGATATTAATCCATCAATAAATCAAAATGGCGGTGCAGAATATTCATATAATTTTTGGTTATATTTTAATGTTGATAATGGTACTATTATAAAATCTACTAGTTATAGTGGTACATCACCTGAAATAGAATCAAATAAGAAATATAAATATGCATATATTAATTTATTTTATAAAGGAGAACCAGAAAGTTTATTATTTAAATCAAATAGTTTTGAATGTGATAATATAGATGTAATTAAATTATTAGATAAAAAAGTCCTTATTAAAAATCCATTAGTTAAAATACGTAATGATGCAAGTGAAATAATAGTAGAATATAATAATATTAATTTTCCAGAAACTTATAATAGTTCTGCTAAATTATTAACATGTAATGATAATGAATATAGTTTAATGAATAGAAATAAAAATAAATTTGGTATTAAAAATATAAATGTTGATAAAATTAAAAAAAAATATAATATGATTACTATAGTATTTCAGGAAAATCCTGAAAATGAAAATATAATTAATTCTAATAAAGCTAATTGTCGTGTTTATTTTAATAGTGAATTAGTTTCAGATAGAGTTGCAAATATAAATAATAATGAAAATGTAGAAATTAATGAATTTAAATCTAGAGTAATGAAAAGTAATTTTAGTAAATTACGTGTGAATGATTATAGACTTAATTTAAATCATCCTAGTAACCACCCAAAAGTTCAAAAAATACTTGACACAGATTCTGGTTTAAATGAAACACCTTTAAAAATGGCAGATTTAACTTATTATAATTATTCTTTAAATCAAATGGAAATTAATTCATTATATAAAGCGGGTTTTAATAAATATGATGCTATATTAACTAATGTAAATGCAGATGTAGATAAATATATTAAAGGTTCAAATAGTAGAAGTGATAAAGATTTACCAGAACCGATATAAAAAACAAATGTATTTATAATTATAAAATAGAATGGTTGCTGGTTTAATTCAATTAGCACTATCATCAAATAGAGATGCTTATTTATTTGGTAATCCGCAAATAAATTTTTATACATATGCATATAAAGCACATGTTAATTTTGCAATAGTTAATATAAAACATGAACCTCAAACATCAAGCACATTAAATATATCTACTGAAATTGAGAAAGAATATGAATTTATTATTACACAAGATACTCAAATAGATTTTTTAAGTAATTTATATTTAAATTATACATTTCCAGATATTTATTCAAATAATAAATATAGATTTAAATGGGTAGAACATGCAGGAACATTACTTATAAAAAAAGCAGCATTATATTATAATGGAAATAATGAAATTGATAGTATTACAGGTGAATGGTTAATTATATGGTTAGAATTAACAACTCCTGTAAAAGATGGTTATAATAGTATGACAGGAAATATACCTGAAATGACTAATCCTCGCACTAACGAGAATATATATAGAATAAGAAATAATATTATATCAGAAAGTGATTATCCAGATAGTGATAAAAATAATTTACCATCTATAAAAAAAAGACAAGTTTCAATTCCATTAGCATTTTTTTTCACTAGAAGCACGAATGTAGCATTTCCATTATTATATATAACTAAATTACAACCTATTACATTAAAAATTACAATTAGACCAATTGAAGAATTATATACAATTTATTCAGATATTTTTAATATGAATATAAGTTCTAAATATTATAATACATTATATAAAGATAAAATTTCTATAAATAAATTTTTAAAATCTAATTTTGCCCCTAATATTTATATAGAAGGTACATATATATCAATAGATAATTCAATTAGAGATGATATATTAAATCGAAATAACACATATACATATATATATCAAAAAATAAATTATATAGAAGATTATAAAGAAGCAGGTACGGATTCAATAGCTGGTACAACTAGAAATATTGAAATTATTCATAATGAATTACCTATTAAAGAATATATATGGATTTTAAGACGTGAAGATAGTATATTAAAATTTAATGATTATTGCAATTTTACAAATAGTATTCCTAAAAATAACGAAGATAGTATTATGAAAAGTGCAAGTATCAAATGGAAAGAAGCAAATTATGATAGAATTGAAGAAAGAGATGCATATTTTTTTAATAATATTCAACCATATCAATTTCATAGTTGTATCCCTTGTCAAGGCATATATTGTTATTCATTCGATGTACTTCCTGAAAAATATATCCCTTCAGGTAGTGCAAATACTAATAATTTAAAACAACATATATATATAAAAATAGGCAAATATAATGATAATTTATTAAATACATTATATAAAAAAAAATATCCTAATTTATCATATGAAACACCTACATCATATAAATTAGATTTATATATTATTCAACATAATATAATGAAAATCGCAAATAGAACTTTAAGTTTTGTAGGTTTCACACAATAATTATTTTTATTTATAATAATATTTATAATTAGAAATATGGATTTAACATTATTTATAATTATAATAATTGTTATAATATTTATTTATTATCTTATTAATGTTATTAAAGATTTACAATTAGAAATTAAAGATATGTCATCTGTATGTTCTAGTAATAATGGAACTACTAATGAAAATAAAAAAAATAAACCAATTGAAACTATTGATATTAAAATTAAAAATGATGTTGTTTCACTCCTAGATTTTTTAAAAATTTATTTTATTTAAGAATATAATGTAATTATAATTAATATGCCTCGTAAAAAAACTATACAAGATAATACAAATATTAAAAAAGTAGTTAAAAAAAATATAATCGATTCTATGATTAAAACTAATAATAATGAGAATAATGAAGATGATATTATTATTCAATTACCTATAACACAAAATAAAATTAATACTATTATAAATAATGATAATATAGATATTAAAATAACAGAACCTTCCCCATATGAATCTAATTCGTATTTTATGAATGATGCTGAAAATATATCATTTGATAATACTAAAGATTATCAAACATCTTATACAAATAATAATAATAATTCTCATTGTTTTTGGTGTTGTCATTGTATTAATAATACAATTTATAGTATGCCTTATAATTATGATACTATAAATGATAGTTATTTTGTATATGGTTCATTCTGTTCATTACAGTGTGCTAATGCTTATAATTTTTCAATTCATGGAAGTAGTGATAAAGTATGGGAAATTAATAGTTGGATACAAATGTTAGGTAAGAGATATGGTTTTAATTATACTATTCGACCTGCACCATCAAAATATTTATTAAAAATGTTTGGTGGTAATTTGACTATTGAAGAATTTAGAGAAGCACATATTAAAACTGATAAAACTTATGTTCTAAATATTCCACCTATGATTTCTATTAATAGTAGTTCCGAAATTCTAAATACATCTTATTTAGCAAAAATGTCAGAAAATAAAAAAAAGAAAGTTTAATTTCCTTTTTTTATTTATAATTGTTTTTTTGATTAATTTATGATGTTAATATCTCAAAGAGAAGTTTAATGGATTCTGTTTTTCCATATGTCATTTTAATCTCTTCATTCCCCGAAATCCAACACATAAATACATCTTTATTTTCAAATCCTTTAAATGACTTTACTTCAATCACATATTGTTTAGATTTATACTCGATTACTTTGAAATTATGATGAATATTTCCATATTTTGGTGCTGGATTTATTATATCATCATCCATTTCATATACATTCACCTGATTTTCTGGAAATACTTTCTCCAAAAATTCATCGATAATATCATTCGAGAAAACTGAACGCATATTTCCAGTGATCGCAGACATTTCTGGATAATAATTATTATTATCCATTAATATCAATTTTTATATATATTCTTATATTTTCATACATTTTTAATATAAAAAAATGATTTAAAAATTAATAATTGTTTATATATTGTTAATAATGCAGGAAAGTAATATCTATTTTACTGATTATAAAGTAAGCACAATTACATGCAATGCTGATTTAGGATTATATTTAAATTTAGATATTTTATATGAAAACTTTGAAATTAATGATAAATTCATATGGATATATTATCCTAAAATAACAGATAGACAAAATTATAGAGGCGTTTATCCAAAAAAGAAAAGAACAACTAAAAAAAATAGTATTAAAAAAAACTTATTTGATAATCAAGTTACAACTATATTTAAAATCAGTGATGTATATTATCCTAATTTAAAAATATTTAAGAATGGTAATATACAAATTACTGGAATTAAAGAACAATCAATTGTCAAAGATATTATTGATTTAATTATTATCGAAATTAAAAGAATATATGAAAATATTAATGAAATTATTATAAATAATGATATTAGCAATATTAATTTTAATAAGTTTATTATTAGAATGATTAATACAGATTTTAAATCATATTTAAATGATACACTTGAAACAAAATTTTTAATTCGCAGAAAAATATTACATAAAATTCTTATTAGTGAAGAATATAATAATAAATGTTCATTTGAACCAGGGAGATATCATGGTGTTAAATTAGAATATTTCTGGAACTCTGATAAACAAAAATTAGACGGTATTTGTGTATGTAAGAAACATTGTTTCGGTAAAGGAACCGGACAAGGTGAAAATAATTGTAAAAAAATAACTATTGCTATATTTGAAAGTGGTAGTGTCTTAATAACAGGTGGAATATCATTCGAACAAATTAATGAAGCATATAATTATATTACATTTATTTTAAATAAACATAAAAATGAAATACAAAAATCTGATTTAAAATTATTATTAATTGAATAATTCATCTATTTTTTCTATTATATTATCAAATCCATATATAACATCTAAATTATGATATAATATATAATCATCATTTTGATATATAATTTTTATTTTAATTATTTTATCATTCTTAATAAATGTTCTATTACAAATAAGCATATCTTCATTATTATCATAATAATCATCATATATATCAACAATTTCAAATGAATTGTTATAATTTTTTTTTAGAATATAACAATCAATATATTCAATATTTTTATAATTTAATAATTCAAATAATTCTAATTGTATATTATTACTTCCTGTAATTTCATTCCCATTATATAACATACTTATTATTTCATTTTCTTCATTTTCTATAAAATCAATAGAATGATTAATACCCGTAATATTTAATATATATTTATATATAACTTTTCCATCAATATTATATTCAACTGAATATGAAATAACTTTTGAATTATTTTTAATAAATTGTTTAATATCAGCAATTTCCATTCTAATATTCTAAAAAAATATATATAATATCATTTTTTTATATAAAAATAAATCTTATATCATTAGTAATATGAATAGGTCATTCTATTATGCATTATTATCTATTTATAATAATTGCTTATTAAATATATATTTTTGCGGTTATTTAATATTACCCAATTATTTCTTAAATAAAATTACAATACATAAAAAAATATGTGATGAATATTATAATAAATTAGTATTATTATCATTTACAGATAATATTTATAATAAATATAAAATTGATTTAATAGATATTCATACAAAAATATTAAATACTTACAATAATTATAAAAAAAATAAATTAACTTATGGATTATCTAATGAATATTTTAATGATGATAATAATGATAATAATAATAGTGTAATAAGCTCGGTGAGTGATAATATAAGTATTATGAGTGATATTAGTGATATTATTGAGAATGATAATGGCGATATGTAATTATTTCATTACATAATCCTAATTTTTTCGCATCAACCGGATTAATTATACTAAACTTATTATTAATATCATCAATCATTTTAT